CCCTGATTATTCCTACCTGACCTAAGTTTTCAATCGGGATTAACGGCATTAACTTTTCATGATGAACGCAAGAGCGTAGTACGGGGGAAGAGTATTCGCATGAGAGTGAGCGGTTCCGCTACCGGTGCTTCCAACTGTATGCGTGTGGCTTCCAGCCGATCCAGTCTGGACATTAGCATCCCAATCTGCAACTGTTGTAACCGGTGATCCTGATTGTGGGCTGGCATAAGAGTTGGAATTTATAGTATGGGTATGAGCGCCGTCAGTAGAAAGGGTATGCGTATGTGATGCCAACTCCGCCTCTGTAAGAGAGTGAGAGCCAGAAGTCGTTGAACCACCCGTGTCACCTACGTCATAAGTATCACCCGCATCAGCAGAAGCATGAATTACAAACCTATCTGTTAAGTTTGGGGTTGAGTTGTTACCATCACATATTACCCAGCCTGATGGGATGGCGCTTATAGCCCCAGACCACATAAGAATACATCCAGAGGGTACGCCCGGGGTTTCTGTAACCCACTCTGTTTGAGTTCCCGCCGAATTAACTGCCAGCAACTTATCACCATTACCTGATATGTTTGGTATAGCGGCACTGGTCAGTGTCGATGGGAAGGATGCTTGGATTGTAGATTTTAAAAGTCGAATATGGTCATCGCCTTGACTTATAGCATCTGTACCCGGAGGGTTAGCAGATACTAAATCTGAAATGTATGTTCCTGTTTCTAATGCCATATTGTTATCCTATGGTTTTGGGTATTGCGCTTTAACAGCCTGTCGCAACGCTTCAATCGCTATAGCATCGGCTGCTCGATCCTCGATCACAGATTCCCAGAGCGCGACAACCACATCTTCTAATGGTGGGTATGCTTCTTCTCGATCACGTTGGTACTGTGTTGATTGATCTATAGCGTCAAGCCTTGCAGTTTCATCAGCAACAAGGGCTTCATCTATTGTTACGAGGTTGCCATCAATGTCGAAGCAACCGGCCCCGCCATCAATAACTACAACATTTGGATGTACGGTTCTCACCGCTTCATGATTGTATGCCATACCTATATCTCTATTTCTATTACCGATATTCGTGATGATGTATTTGCTCTCTGCTCGTTAGTCTTCTTATGCCTATTAATATACTGATCAGAAGCGCTATATCTTCCGCCTGTGGCAACACTAAAGGTGCAAGTTCCAGTTGTGCTTGGGCTATAGACTCTCGTAAGCAGTATCGTATTCTCCTGATTCTGAATAAGCGAATATGATCTCTTTCTTAATCCATCCGCATCTGCTATCGGCCAAACGTATAGAGAGCCGCTGGGAATTACTGATCCTATTCCTACCATAGCCTTTCCACTGCCATTATCCCCATTGACGTTGGCGATAATAATGAATGTCGATGTTGTTGTTGTTTTAGTCAATGACACTGAAAGGCTAGGCACGGCCAGCCATGTATCACCATCCACTCTACTGTATGCCGCTGTCATTAATGCGGAACCAATTTGGTAAACCATTCCAGACCCGGAAAATTCGATAGCATTTAAGACTGCATTAATATCAACAGACCCGCCACTGTCTACAGTTAGAGTTGCACCACTGGGAATTGTTACTCCACCATCCTTCAGGGTAACTCCATCTACCGATATTCCAGACGAGGCAGTTCTCTCTGAGATCGTGTCGGAAAATATATTCCCCCCCGATGGAATGGTTATCCCCCCATCCTTAAAGGGTACATCTTCAATCAATACACCATTCGCATTAGTGAGTTCAGTGATCGTGTCGGAAAATATAGTTGCTCCCGTTAGCGCCTGATCTTTCAAAAGAACCCCATCTACAGTTACACCGGAAGCGGAAGTGCGTTCAGAAATGGTGTCTGTAAATATAGTTGCTCCTGTTAGCGCCTGATCCTTTAAGGTTACTCCATCAATCGACACCCCACCTGCGGCAGTGCGTTCCGAAACCGTGTCTGTAACAAGCCCACTCACCCTACTTCAATTACCACAATATAAGAAGAGCATCTAGCAATGGTGACACTATCAGTATCAGTCTGATCCCTATTTACATACTGAGTGTCGGTACTAAGAACCCCGTAGGTTGCGGCACTATAGGTGCATACTCCTGTCGTGCTTGGGCTATGAACCATTGTCATACCCGCTGGTTTAGCCAAAGTTGTCATAAAAGATTGAATCCTAGTTCGACTTCCATCCGCATCGCCGATGTCTGGAACAGTGAAAGAACCGCCGTCAATCACTCGCCCAATTCCCGCCCCCCCAGACGATGCACCAGACGAGTTACCGCTTAATGTAACGATGACTATGAAGGTCGATGTCAGGGTTGATTTTGTCAGAGACACAGATAGCCCGGTAACTGCCGCCCACCCCGATCCAGTTCTACTGTATATGCTAGTTTTTGAAGCATATCCAAATTGTAGTATTGCACCTAGACCAACAAAACTTGTAGCGTTGATAACCGCATCAATAGATACGGCTCCACCACTTGCAACAGTTAGAGTGCCGCCAGAGGGTATAGTCAATCCGCTATCTTTCAAAAGAACACCATCCAGTGTCACACCAGATGCGGCAGTGCGTTCAGAAATTGTGTCTGTAATAATACCGCTTGGAGTCTCAACAGTATTATCCTTCATTATTACCCCATCGACAGTCACACCGGAAGCGGTAGTACGCTCAGAGAGAGTGTCGGTAATAATACCGCTTGGTGTTGTGACAGAGTTGTCCTTCATTATGACCCCATCTACAGTTACACCAGATGTGGCAGTACGCTCAGAGAGAGTATCAGTTACAATGCCACTTGGGGTTGTGACAGCGTTGTCTTTTATTATGACTCCATCGACAGTCACACCAGCCGAAGCAGTGCGTTCAGAGATCGTGTCTACTTTGATTTCGCTCATACTTGTTGACTGGCCTCGATCACTTCAATCCTTGTCGTTAGTTCTTCAATTTTTTCTACCGCTTCTTGAAGTGCAGAAGTTAATAACGGCACAAGTTTGGATTGGTCGATGCCTTGATATTCAGGCACTTCTCTTGTACCCATAACAGCGGGGGTATCGCCGTCAGCAGGGGTAATCTCATACTCCTCAGTACGCATATCATCCTTAGTTCCAGTTGTTGCTTCTGGTACTAAATCACTTACTTCGTGCGCAAGGAAACCATCAAATGTTGTATCAGGATCAGAGATGAAGTTAAAGCGAAATGGATTGAGTTGTTTTATCCTGTCTATAGAACCCGTCATTGGCACTACGTTTTCTTTCAGCCGGTAGTCTGATGATGTGTTGTATGATGTTGTGTTAGCGGCTGGATTACACGTTATTTGCCCACAAAAATCATTGCTACCATCTCTAAAAAGAATCATTCCAGTATTGGAAGAACCAGTTTCGCCAGTTCTAAATTCTGAAACATCAGCATTTGTTGTTTCGTAGACTTTGAGTTTGTAACTATTGGTGGCAGTCGTGCCGATTGCTACGTTACCTGAAGAGTTAATTCTCACCCTTGCTGAACCACCAGTACCAATATCTAAAGAATCATCAGCGTGGTCATAATCTAAGTAGCCTCTGTATCCTTCATCACCAGTAGTGCCATCAGCAAAATAAAGACTTGCGTGATTACCTATTCCTGTAGCAATGGTGATTCCACCATGTCCAGCCTCATAAACTACAAGATTATTTGCATAACTGTTATAACTACTAGGAGTTGTAGTACCAATTCCTACGTTATCGGTAGTATCTCCGATCTGGATATTTGTACCTGTAGCAGGGCTTAGTTTATTTGCTTTGACTTCGCTGCTCATTTTTAATTAGTCTCTCGCAACAATCATCGCTTCATAAGCAGAGATAACTTCTGGTGTCCATGTTGCTGTTGCGATTGCAGATACCCTTGAATCCTGACCCGACAGGTCATCACCCGGAGCAACAACATGACGATGGAATGAAGAAGATAAAACTGCTCCATCTTCCAAGACTCTTGTTGCTGTGCGAACTTGCACTTGCCCCATCTCTAATACTTCTATCTTGTCTACGGTGATTTCTTTTGTTAATGCCATTGCATTCTCCTGTTGTTATTAAATGTCCGTTCTAAGAATCCACTTAGAATAATTAAACTGTATAAGCAAAACTACCAAACATCTGCGCACCGTTGACAAGACTGTTAGGGTTGTTTGTAAGTTGAGTGGCTGCACTAGTGGAGTAACTAAGAGATAATGCACTTTGACCTGCACCTACATAGTAAACACCATAAGTCATTGCAACCCCCAGACCATACCAATTTAGGTTTGATGTGTTTTGACTAGCAAGACCCGAAGCAAAAGGCAACCCACTTATACTACTAATGGTACTACCTGTACCCTGTACGTTTATTGCTAGAGCGAAATTAATCCATACCATATTACCAATTTTTATATAACGTCCAACTTGATTAGTATAGGTTGCGTTTCCTCCAATACTAGGCGTCCAAGTTCCCTCCTCATAATGGTCTAATACTTCGCTAGTAGCGGCTGCACCTGTAGCCGTTGTAGATGTCTGAGCAGAGAAGTCAATACCTTTACCTGCTGTTCCGATTACTAAGTTACCTGTATCTATGGATACATCACCAACCGATGTAAGAGTTGCGCCAGAAGGAACTGTTACGGTATCTCCAGACGCACCCAGCGTAAGAGTTGTGGAAGCGCCCTCTGGCTCAATAGCGTTTACTTCAAGTTTGCTCATACGATCACCAGAGTTCCTGTAACCACTACTGTGCCTGTTAGAGTTACAGGGCCAGCGAGAACTGCTGAGTCAATAGTGTGATCCCCATCAATGGTAGGTTGATGAGTAAAGAACCCGTCCTTAGCGGCGGGATTGTTGATGTACAGAGTACCGTTAACTTCCTCAGTCATGTTGAGATCGCATCGACATACGAAATGTAAGCGGAGACAGAGGTTGCCGCAGATGCTTGTATGCGTAGTAGGTCAGTGTTTTGGATAACCACTTTCGCCCCGCCCTGTATCAGTTCAACACTGGACTTAGGAGGGATGGACAGGTCATCAGCGATGTAAACAATGGAGGCCGTTGATCCCGCTCCTGCGACATCAATCCAGACATCAACCGTAACAGCAGACGATGTAATGTTTGTTAGTCGTATACCGATGAGCGCATCATCAGAGTCACTGGTGAGCAACGTATGTGCGCTATTGGTAACTTGAGACTTGTATACCTTTTCAAAATCTTGTGCCATTGTTGTTACCTACAGTGCGATTGCCATTGCTACGGCGAATCCTGCGGATGCCGCTGATACAGTTCCCCAAGAGGTGTCAGTACCATCGTTAGTCAGGTATTTACCCGTTTGACCTGATACGTTTGGAACTACTGCCGTGGTAGAAGTAGAGGGGAAACTATTCTTTAGGACAGTCTTTATCATTCGCAAATGATCGTCACCTTCCCCAACGGGGTCGCCAACTACGGGGTTTGTATCTACGAGTTGCGTAACCCAACTGGCAGTCTCTACGCTCATGCTGAAGCCGCAGTTATAGTTGCGGTAACTTCAAGTGTATCCCCAGATAGAACCGCTCTCGATGACGCGAAGTTAACCACTCCATAAAGCGTTCCAGTGGTAGCAGAGGATGATGCGTTATCGCTTACGATAAAAGCACCCGCTACTGTATTTGTAGCGTTGATAGAGAATGTCGCCTTGGATGATGTATTATCGCAAGTGCTTGTGGTCGTTCCTGTTATAGAGCCTAGCGTAAGGGTTTGTCGCACCGTCTGAGAGTAAGCCGTTGTGTGTGGCAGTTCACTCCATGTGGCGTGGGATGCCATTGTGTCTGCAATTACAGCAGTGCCAGTTCCCTTTAGCCCAACGTACCAACTTGTAATCTGAGTAGCACTTTTAAATGTGCCATCCAATATATGGTTCGCTCCCGCTGTGGTTACAAGGTTCTTATTTAATTCTCGCCATCTCTCCTGACCACTGGAGTCGTAGCAGATCACTTCCCATGTGTTCTTTAGGCCGACAGTATAGTTATTATCGTGTTTCATCTTTAGACCTCCATCGGCCTTCATCGTTGGTTGCATTTTCAATTTGGGTAGTCCACCTTAGTCCAAGTTGTTGAGGGGTTTGATTCAGCAGACCAACTTCCTGACGGATCAGACTCTGCCCCCCAAGTTGTTGAGGGGTCAGATACATCAGACCAGATTCCAGATGGGTCAACAACGCCTACCCATGAGGTAGACGGATCAGTTACGAGATTCCATAAGAATTCATAGTAGGCGCTAGGCATCTGCACATACGATCCCACAGTCATGGAAGCAACAAGTATGTATCCGGGGGTATGTACAGAGTCGAGTTCTATTCCGTAAGACCCTAACTCACTCAAATTTAAGACGCTTGAAATAGGATTGTCAGATTCTACACCGTAAGTGACATCCGCTATCAATGTATGGCCTTCAGAGGTCATATATCCAGAAGTTAAACCGTAGGATATAGACTCAGAAAGATCATGTGTTGATGAGTGAGATTCTGCAAGTTCAGCAGAAAGCGTCATTAAAGCCGCTGCTGACATGACGCAATCACTGGAGTATCCAGAGTTTTCTTGAAAGGTTACTGCATCAGACCTTGCCGGGGTATTCCAATCTATTCCGATGCTGCTCCATAAAATGGGAGAGGAAGCCTCTGCCCATGTGATTGGGGCGCTCACCAGTATCCGCTAGTATTCATCACCCTGAGTGCAGAACCTGAATGACGATCTTTATTGTCCTGATCCTGTAGTGAATTTATGGCCGTTTCAAATCCTTGCGCCCATAACTGGACACGAGGGTCATTACCAACAAAGGCTTCTGCCTCTAGGAGCGAACCGTATAGATACACATCAGGGGCATTCGTTATCATCCAGTTGGTAGTTGCCGAATCAGACAGTGCGTCAAACTTTTTATAAAAAAGCATCTCAATCGTTTGCACACTTCCCGGTATCGGGCCTAGTTGAATCTCGTCTGAAAGTATAGTATAGATTTCAGGGGTTCCCGTAGTAGTACTTCCATATAGTCTATCGTATATCTCAGGTGTAACGTACTGCATTGGAGTAATTGGAGTAGAGTTAATCTGTAGATTACGCATCTGTATATAACCAGTAGGCAATGCTAACCCTCTCTGCCCTGCTACAGTTGAGGCAGACTCTTTCGTTTCCATTGCCCTGATACGCAAAGCCCTATTAAATCTTGCCTCGCATAGAGTTATGAAATCTGGAATGCTGGCAGTTAGATCATCTCTGTCTAACCAGTTTGCTACAGCAGTTTTTAACTCTGAATAATTACCTATAGCCATTATTATCTACGGTTAACGTAATAGATTGCGTTGTTTAACGGGTTATAGTTCTTCTGAATTGATCCCGCATGACCGGGGTTATATAGCCACATAGTTATAGCCTCGTTGGTGTGGTTCGTAGGAAAGCGTTATCAGGATCGTTGAGATATTTCTTCATCAACTTGCTGTCCTTTTCTATCGCGCCATTGGTTTCTTTCTTCCACTGTTCCCATATTCCAAAAGGAATAGATGCAACCCTCATTCCATGCTGTTGCTTACCGTGGGTTAGTTTGTCACCGTAGTTATTCAGAAGTTCTTTATTCTGATTTATGATAGGTTCTGCATCCTGATGGGTCACAATACTAGACGTGCCGTCAGCATGATCTTCTACAGTAGTTGGTCTTAGGTGTTTCATAAGGGTAGTGATCCCGGTGTTTTAGCCATCTTACTTAATGATGCTACCGCTTTCTTAACGGAGGCTTTCTCGCTGTAAGGTTTAGCCTTTACTACCTTTTCTTTAGGTGGTTTAAGGCCTTCTTTAAGTAATGCTTTACTCATGTTATCCTCAATGGGAAAGGCTCCCCCGAAGGGGAGCCAAACTCAATTATGACGCTTTGACACCAATAACAGTACCAGACGCTTGACCATTCTTACCTCGAAGGCCATACTCAGCAATCATCATCTGCTTAACGGAGTCACCAGTCTTAGCAAGAGTTTCGGTCTGGAAAGGTCGCAGATAATCTACGCTCCAGTAATCGAAGTCCAGTAAGTACAACTGGTTAGCCAAGCAGAAACGGTTAGGTACAATTTTAAACGTACCAAAGTCCGTTACGATGACATCAACAGAGTTGATGGCGGCTGCTGGAGATGCTTTGTCATGGTTGGAAACGATATCCGCAACGA